GGTGCGCGCCATCGCGTCGCAGGTGCCAAACCTGAACGTGGATGCCGGCCGCGAACGCGAACTGTCGCAGGAGATCGCCCGCCGCGCCGGCCGGCCGTTCAGCGGCATGGCGGTGCCGATGGCCATTTTCCAGCAGCCGGTCGAACAGCGGACCATGACCACGGGCCTGCCGGTTGCCGGGCCGGGTTCCAACCTCATTGCCACGGACCATCGCGGCGACCAGTACATTGACCTGCTGCGCGAGGCGCTGGTCATCCGTCGCCTCGGCGCGCGGGTGCTGACCGGCCTTGTGGGCAACGTCGCCATTCCGAAGCAGACGCAGGCCACCACGGCGGCATGGGTAAATGAAGATTCGCCCATCCCTATGTCGGACATGGCATGGGATCAGGTGAGCCTCACGCCTAAGCATGTCGGCGCGCGCACCGAGTTCAGCCGCAACCTGCTATTGCAGACCAGCCCGGATATTGAATCGCTGGTGCGGCAGGATTTTGCGGCGGTGCTGGCGCGCGAGGTTGATAGAGCAGCGGTCAGCGGTTCAGGCGTGGCGCCTTACCCCCTCGGCATCCTGAACACCACCGGCATCGGCACGGTTGCGCTTGGGACGAACGGCGGCGTGCTCACCTATGACTCAATCCTCGACCTGATCGGCACCGTTGAGGATTCGTATTCCGCCGGCAGCAGCGCCGGCTTCCTCGGCAATCGCAAGGTCAAGCGGACGGCGCTGAAGCTGAAGAACGCCAGCGCGGACCCCTACGGCGCCAACGTGGTGTTCCAGGGCATCCCGCACCTCTACAGCGACGTGGTGCCTTCCGATCTGAGCAAAGGCACCGCGACGGGCACGCTCTCGGCGCTGATCTACGGCAATTGGTCGGATCTGCTGATCGGTTATTGGTCGGAATTTGACCTGCTGGTGAACCCCTATGAGGGCGTGGCCTACAGCAAGGGCAACGTGCAGGTGCGGGGCATGATTACGATGGATACCGCTGTCCGGCACCCGACCAGCTTCGCCGCCATCAAAGACGTGGCGACCGTCTAATGGACGCGGCGCGCCTTCCCGATACCGTCGAAATCCGCACGGCGGCGGAATTGCGCGTCGCCCCTGGTCGCAAGCTGGAAGGCTACGCGGCAGTGTTCGACCAGCCGACGCGCATTGCCGGATTCTACGAGGTGGTGCGGAGATCAAGCTTCAACGCGGCCCTGGCGTCCGATCAGGACGTCATCGGGTGCGTCGATCATGACCACGGCAAGCTACTCGGCCGGCGGCGTTCAGGAACCCTCCGGCTCGCCGTGGATGCCAAGGGGCTGTTCTTCAGCCTCGACGTGCCTCAGACCCACCTCGGGGTAGATGTCCTCGCGTTGGTGGAGCGGGGGGACATTTCCGGTGCTTCTTTCGCGTTCAGGACACGCAAAGAAGCTTGGGTTGGCAAAGACCGGCGCGAGTTGCTGGACGTCGAATTAATAGACGTATGCGTGTGCCAATCGTATCCGGCCTATGCCGGGACTGCGGTTTCCGCCCGCGCGCGACACCTCGCCGCCGTGCCTGAACCCATTGCCGCGCTTCAGCGACGGCGCAGCCTGGGGATTCTTCTCTGATGGCCGGCTTCCTCTCACGGCTGTTCGGCCGCACCGCGCCAGTCGAGACGCGCGACGCCAGCGGCATGACGGCATCGTTTGCCCATGCGTTCGGGCTTTACCCAACCCCGGCCGGCAGGTTTCTGTCGGCGACGGGTGCGGAGAATCTGGCGGCGGTGATGGCGGCTGTTTCCGCGATATCCTCAACGACCGCATCCCTCACGCCGCTGACCTTCCGGCGCACCGCCACCGGGCGCGAGGAACTGCCGACGGCGCACTGGCTGGCAAGATTGATGAAGGCGCCGTCAGAGCAGTTCAGTTATTTCGAGTGGGCTGAATCCCTGGTGAGCGATTGCCTTTTGCGGGGCAATGCGTTGTGCGAGATCGTCCACGACCGCAGCGGCAGGGTGACGGCGTTGGAGCCGATCGGCTGGCATCGTGTGGCGGTGTCCATCCTGCCGACTGGTCGCGTCTGCTACGACATCGCACCGCCCGATGGATCGCCCCGCACCGGGCAAACCCGCCGGCTGTTCGCCGAGGACGTTTTCCACCTGCGGGACCGGACAAATTCCGGCGAAATCGTTGCAAAGTCACGTCTCGCGCGTGCCGCTGGCGCCGTGCAGAACGTTGCATCTTTGCAAGAAATGTCGTTGTCGGTTTGGGAGAAGGGGATAAAGCCTTCCGGCTACGTAACTTACCCCAACATCCTAAGTAAAGACGCCAGGAAGGAAATGGCGGAAGTAATGCGAGGCTTTCAGGGAAGTACTCAAAGCGGTCGAGTTCCTGTCCTCGAAAACGGGACCGTTTTTCATAGTTTGGGTATTGATGCTGAATCCGCCCAGACCCTCGAAAGTCGCAAGTTCGGTATTTACGAAATCGCACGGATTATGCAGATACCCCCGCCTCTATTGCAGTCGTACGAGTACAACTCGTACAGCAACGCGGAACAAGCGTCGAAGTGGTACGGCCAGCATACGATTGCGCCGTGGGCGTTGCGGATCACCTCGGCCCTCGGCCGGTGCGTGCTTGGTCCGAATTCCGACCTGTCGGTGGAACTCGACTTGAGTTCGTTGCTCAAAGGGTCCGAGTTGGAGCGGTGGCAATCCTTCAAGATCGCCAAGGAAACGGGCGCGCTTTCCGCTGACGAGATCCGAGGCGAATTCGGATGGGGGCCGCGTACCGAGCCGCAGCCGGCAGCGCCGCCGGTGGAGGAGCCGCAGGGGCCATGAAGCAAGGGCTTGCGCCTGCCGTCGCTGAGAAGCTGGCCAAGGTGGTTGGCCTGCTGGCCTCGGATTTCGACGGCGAACGGGCGAACGCGGCGGCAGCGGCAACCAAGCTGTTGCGGGCGCATGGCATGTCCTGGGCGGACCTAGTGACGCCGGGCGCGGCACCAGCACCACGGCGGCCCATAGGGCACCGTGCGAGGGCGCTAGAGGCGCTGCGGCATGGGCTGGCGCGGACGGTATGGGAGGTGAGCTTCCTGCACTCGGTCGCCGGCCAGGAAGGGCGCCTGAGCGAAAAGCAGGAAGCCGTGCTGCGGCGGATAGAGGAGCGGAGCGGCTGAAAGCCATTGGCGGGAATCGATTCCGCCGCCACCATGAAAAGCGAAAGGGCGCCCTGTGCCGGGGCGCCCTCTCAAAAACTGAACCGACCAAAGTTCAAACCCCAACCGGGAGGACCACCCCACTAGTGCAGGATAACCCGGAACGCGTGACACTGATATATCACGCGACCCCGTTTGGCGTCACAGCCAAGATAGGTGCCATTACCATCATGGTAAAGGCTTTCGCGCTCACGCTCTAGCGGGGTGGTCCGAGAGGACCGCCGATGCCCGACCACCACGGTTTTTCTGCTGACCCGATGACAGCCTTGCGGCTGGCGCTGCTGGCGAACGGCTATCGGCCGGTGCCGGTGGCCGGGCCGAAGATGAGAGTCGGATCGCCGGGTAAGCAGCCGGTGATGAAGGATTGGCCGGAAATCTGCGCCACCGCCGATGAGGCCGAGGTGCGCCGATGGGCGACGGCCGAACGAGGGTGCAGCAACACGGGCCTGCTATGCGGCAGCATGGCGGGAGTCGATATCGACGTGCCGGTGCCCGATCTGGCCGAGCGGATCAAACGCGCGGCTATCGCCATCCTCGGCCCGACACCGCTGCGGCGGGTTGGCCGGGCGCCGAAGGTGCTGCTGGCCTATCGGACCACCTCCTCCCTCTCGAAGATGGCGACCCCTGAATTCTTCCTGCCCGACGGGACCAAGGTGCAGGTGGAGGTTCTGGCCGCCGGGCAGCAGTTCGTCGCCTACGGCATCCACCCGGACACCGGGCAGGAATACGAATGGACCGGCGAGGGCGGGCCGGATGTGGTGCCGCTGGACGAACTACCGGCCGTGGCCGAGGTGGACCTACGCGATTTTGTATCCACGGCCGAGCGGATGCTGCGCACCGCAGGTGGCCGGACAAAAGCCGAGATTGATGCGGCCGCAAAAGCCGCAGTCGGCGAGCCCGAGCCCAAACCGGCCGCGAAGCCGAAAGCCACCAGCGCGCCGCCTGGCGCAGACGGTGACAGCTTCTTCCGGCAGGTGAACCGGGCGGCGCTCGATGATCTGGCGGCATGGGTGCCGGTGCTGTTCCCGCGCGCGAAGCTACAGGGGACTGGGGCCTATCGCATCGGCTCGGCCGACCTCGGCCGGGACTATGAGGAGGATCTGAGCATCCACCCGAAGGGGGTACAGGATTTCGGACCACGAAAGGGCCTGTCGCCTTGTGACGTGGTGCAGGAGTTCGGCAGCGCACCGGATGTGAAAGCTGCGGCCTTCAAGCTGTGCGAATGGCTCGGCCGAGACCCGGCCGGCTTCGGATGGAAGGAAGCACGGAAGGCCAAGGCTGAGCCGCCACCGGGCAAGCCGAAGGATGAGGCCGGACGGCAGGAGAAGCCACAGGAGCGGAAGGCAAGGTCGAACAACCAAGATGGGCGCGACCTGACGGAAGATGGCATCGCTCTCACCTTTGCAGCGGAGCATGCCGGGCGCGTCGCCTTCGACCATACCGAACGGCGATGGGCGGAATGGGACGGCTGCCGCTGGCGGCGAGACGGCAAAGAACGGGTGTTCAACGGGGTGCGGGAGTATGTCCGCAGGCTTCGGGAAGGCCGCGATGCCGTCCCTTCGGCTCTCGCCCGAATGGGCTTTGCCTCGGCGGTGGAACGGGGCGTCCGGGCGGATCAGCGTATCGCCGTCGAGCATGAAGTATGGGACGCCGATCCGTGGACCCTTGGCGTTCCGGGCGGTGTGGTGGACCTGCGAACCGGCACGCTGCGGGCCGGTAGGCCGGAGGAGTATATCAGCCGGCAAACAGGTGTTGCGCCCGCTGCACCAGGGACGCCCGCGCCGCTTTGGCACGCGTTCCTAGCCGAAGCCACGGGCCGCGACGCGGAGACAATCGCATTCCTCCGGCGGTTCATAGGCTACAGCCTCACGGGCGACGTGTCGGAGGAGGTGCTTGCCTTCCTGTACGGGGCCGGCGGCAACGGCAAAGGTGTGTTCCTTGGCGTCTGGACCGCGATCCTGGGCGACTATGCCGTCTCGATGCCTATGGAGGCATTCACGGCGAACGGCGGCGCAAAGCTGGAATACTACCGGGCACGGATGGCAGGGCATCGCCTCGTCACGGCGAGCGAGACGGAGACGGGCGCGACCTGGGCCGAGAGCCAAATCAAGGAACTGACCGGCAACGAAGCGCCGGTCTCTGCCCGACATCCGCACGGGCGGCCGTTCGAGTACCGTCCGCAGTTCAAACTCGCCTTCGTCGGCAACCATGCCCCTCGGCTGAAAGGGCGTTCCGCAGCCATGGAGCGCCGGCTACGGGTAGTGCCGTTCGACCGAGCGCCATCCAGACCTGACCATGCTCTCAAGGCCAAGCTGCGCGCCGAGTATCCGGCTATCCTGCGGTGGATGCTGGAAGGCTGCCTCGAATGGCAGCGGGACCGGCTTGGCACCTCACCCGCCATCGCAAAGGCGACCGGGAGCTACTTCGAGGCGCAAGACGCCTTCGGCCGGTGGCTGGAAGAAGCATGCGTCCTTGATTCCAGCCTAGCTACTAGGCCGGCGCCGTTGCTCGCCGCCTTTGGGCAATGGGCCAAGGCGAGCGGCGAGACGACGCCATCGGCGGCTGAGTTCGCTGAACTTGTGGACCGGCATCCTGCCCTGACCCGGACGAAGAGCAACGGCGCGCGGCTGGTCAAAGGCATCGGCCTTCGGTCGAGCGGCGATGGGCGGACATGGGGCGATGACTGATCGAAATCGCAACGACAGGGTCAGGCAGGGTCGTCCCTATCCCATATCCCTCTTACGCGTGCCCGCGCGTACGCGCATGCGGGTGAGAGGCTTATGGGTTTACCCCGACCCTGCCCGACCCTGCCGACCCTGTAATTCCGATTTCGGAATAAATCTGGCAACATGGAGAGCAACAATGCCTGTTCTATCAGCCTCGCAAACCGCGCCCGTGGTCCGTCAGGATGCCCGTCTCACCGTCCGGGTATCGGTTACGGCGGCGCATGAGGTGCCCGTGCCCGAGCAGGCGGCGGTGCTGACGACGGAGGAGTTCAATACGCGGGTGCTCACCGCGAACCAGCAGCTTGCGGCGCCGACGCAATCGGTGCGGCTGGTGAAGGCGGTGTTCAAGGGACCGGCCACGCCACGGGCAGAGCGTGCCCCGGCGAAGCCGCGATGATGCCGCAGCGGGCGGGTTGCGCCCTTTCCGTGATGGCGGGGAAGCCATGGGTGCGCGAGGTGCGGCAGGAGGTGCTCGGCACGCTATGGGCGGAAGCGGTTGAGCAGAGGGAACGGGATGCGCGATGGGCCGCTGAGCACGCCCAAGCGTGGGCGGAGTGGGAGGCGACGCCTTGCGATCTGACCCCCGAGGAGGTGCGCGAGGGCGAGATGGTGACCGCATCGATGCGATTGGCCGACCGCTACTGGGACAAGGTTCGAGCCGCGCCCAAAGACCCGGACGCCTTCCCCGAATACCGCGCCGCGCTGCTGCGGGAGTGGGAGGCTGACCCCGAGGTGATCGCGTTCAAGGCGCTGTATCCCGAGGAGTCCGGCACCATCGCGGATGACATCGATAGATGGCGGAAGCTGGCCATCGAGGACGCCGAGGAGACAGACAGCGCGGGCCTCGATGAAGCCGAGTGGATTCGCTCACGGATGAGCAAGGCGTGAGGCGCCGCGGTCACGGCTGACAGAGGCGAGAGCAAATATCTGGCGCGCAATGAGTTCCCGACCGGCCCGGGGCGAACATCCTGTGCGTTCAGTATGGGCTAAAATTGGTCCGGAAATAGGATGAAAAACTGCCCCGGCCGCCGGCCGGCCACCCTGGCGGCACCTGCCCCGACCGTACAACCACCCGGTCAAACGGCTGGCCGAACGGGTGGTCAACCACCCGGTCATTGACCGCCACGGTAACGCCGCGCCAGCATGCCGAATGGCGGAACGATGGCTGACGTACCAGCAGGCCGGCGAGGTGTTGGGCATGTCGCCCGAGGCTGCCCGGCAGCGCGCCCGGCGGCTGAAATGGCGCACGCAACCGGGCAATGACGGCAGGACCCTGGTGCTGCTGCCCGAGGCGCTAGACATTCGACCACGCGTTCGACCACCCGGACGAACGGCCGGTCAACCGCCTGTTCAAACACCCGAACAAACGGGTGGTCAACCACCCGTTCAACCACCCGGACAAACGGGCGATGATAAAGCCCTAGCCGATGTCGTTGCGGCCTTCCGTGAGGTTGAAGCGCGATTACTAGCTGACCTCGAAGCGGCGCGGGCGCGGGCCGATCTGGCCGAACAGGAACGGGAGGAGGCGCGCATTCGGGCGGCCCATACCGAGGGCGAGGTTGATGGCCTGAAAACCAGTGCCGAGCACATGCATGAGGAGCTGGCCCGGATGCGGCGTGAGGTGGCCGAGGCACACAACCGGGCTGTAGTTGCCGAACGGGAAGCACGGGAGGCCACCAGCCGGCGGGAAGGGGCCGAAGCCGCGCTGGCGAAAATTCGGAAGTGGAGCTTCCTCAACTTCCTGTTCGGCCGGGAAGGTCGCAGTCGGCAATGACTTGCAACCTAAGCGATGTTCAAGTTTTGTTCGCTTTATGCCGAAGCGATTCCCCGACCGCGCCATTGTCCGCTTCCCGCCGGGCCTGCTGGCCCGCGTCGAGGCGGTGCTGAAACCCGGCGAGGATCGCGGGGCCTTTATCCTAGCGGCCACGGCGGCGGCGCTGCGAAAGGCCGAGCGGGACGCCGCCCGCAGCGCGACCACCTGGCTTCGGCAGATGCGCCCGACCGATGATGCGGTGCGGGTGCAGGACTACCCGTTTGAGGTGGTCCGCATCGCCTGCCGCCATTGCTCCCGCGCCGGTCGATATAGCCGTGCTGGTTTGGCGGAACGCTTCGGCCCGGCAGCAGGATTGCCAGAGGTGGTGGAGGTGCTGGCGGCGGATTGTCCGAAGCGCGGTATCGGCCAGTTCAGCGACCCGTGCGGCACGTACTTCCCCGATCTGAGGGCGAAGGGCTGAGATCGTCTGGACACACGCGAGGGCGAGGCAGGAGGGTAAATGAACAGCGCAAGCGAGATCTTGTTGTGGTTCGCTTCGTACCGTTATATCGAGCCGGGAGATTTGCAGTCGATTGTAACTATTCTTATTGGGCTCAATATTGCTCCACCGTTGTTCTTTGATGTTATCACTCGCCAAGCGCGATCTCTGGTTAGCATTAATGAAGATATAACAAAAGCATATCTAGGTTTGAGAGACGCAAATAATAAAACCCTGCCGCTAATTGGTTTATTAACTGGAGAAGATGTAACAAATTTAACAACATCTATGAACAAGCAATTAGACGTTACGGAAAAAATTAATAATAGTGTGATTGCTTATTTTGAAATGCTCAATATATACGAAAATCAGAAGTACAAATTGTTTCCAAAATTAGTATTTTATGCAGTAATGCAGTTTGGTTTGCTAATTCTGATATCTGTTTTCTCCAAAGTGTTAATTTCATCACTCATGTTCTTAGGTTTAGCTATCGTGCTTGCTGGAACAGCATGGACAGCATGTGCAGCAGTTTATCAATATACCAGCTTCGTTCGGGGTATTCAGCGGTTGGAAGAAATGCGCCGTCAGCAGATGCGCCTTTTCCTCGACCTGCTTCAACTGATCGCTAAAGCATCTAGTGATGCACTAGAGGCCGATTCTCGTAAAAAAACAGACAAACAAATGACGGACCCCTCCTTAGCGTCCTGAAACGGAAATTAGCAGAGGACTGAGGCTGCCCCGCGCAAAGAGAAGGCCGCCCCCTGGTCGGGGAGCGGCCGGAGTTAAGGAGATAATCGTACCTGCAGGAGACCTCAGGAGAAGGCCGCCTGTCCCAACTCAGACCGGCCGCTGAGGTTTTAGCGGCAGCGGCAATTCCCCTGTTCCGTCCGCTGCAGCCGCTTAGCGGGCGGAATGGCGGCCCGGCTGAAGCATCAACCAGAAAGCGTGATAACGGACTTCGTGCCTAACCCTGCGCCATTGGGAGATCGTCCCAGTGGATCAGCTCGAGCGCCAAGCCCAGACCAACAAACAGCAGGACCACCAGCCAGATCAGCACCGGCAGCAGCGCCAGTCCGCACAACATGGTCCAGGTTGACGATGCGGCGGGTTTACCCGCTCCCACAAACAGGCTGACCCCTATCCCTAGGCGTTCCAGCGGCTTCAGCGAGGGCAGCTGCGGCGGCGAAGCCAGTTGGGGCATGAGCGGATCTCCTAACCCGATCATCACAACAATTACTTATTCGATATATTACCGATTCCGTGAATGCCGGACCGTTGATTGCATAGTTGACCGTAAAAAGGGCTGTCGCCGAAAAAGCGGCCGCCCCTGCAAGAGGGGCGGCCGAAGTTTCCTGTCGGAATTCTGGCGCGGGGGAGGCGACCCGTAGGAGATCCTGGTTCGCCGCTAGGAGAGGATTAGTCGCCTAGCCCGCCCCGCACCCCAATTATGACGATTTAGAATCAACCTGGGATAAGCACAGCCGCGCGAGGTGGCATCACGGGCAGCGGCGCCCTCGGTCCCGGTTATAGGACGGCAGTTCTGCGTATCTGGTAGCACCGAATATGCTTGCGTCCGTCCCTGTATTAGGTTCTACCTAATACGGATTGGAGAACGGACATGGCCCTTATGCCTGCCCTGGTCCGCGCGTTGGCGGAAACAACGAGCCGGGATCGTGCAGCGCTCGATCATGTGGTGAATGAGGCGCGGAAGGCTGGCGTTGTCTCGCCAACCAAACGCGGCTTCGGCGCCAGTCCGGTAAGCATCACCGACGCCGCGAACCTGCTGATTGCCACCTTCGGCACGGACAACGTGAAGCAGATTGGGGAGCTGGTGCCGCAGTACCGCTCCCTTCGCCGCTGGGGACTCGACCCGCGTACGCCATCGCACCGCTATCGGGTCGTGGCTGCCGCGCTCGGCGAGGATGTCTTTGCTGCGCTCGACGAGGCGACGGACTTCGGCCAGGCGCTGGAAGTGCTGCTCGGCAAGGCGCCGCAGTTCGCGCAGGTGCTGTTTGCCTGTGCTCATATGGAAGCGGCCGAGTACGGGGAAGATCAGCGCAAGAACGCGATCGAGTGGAGCATGCACCACTTCCGCGTAGCCTTTAGGCGCTTCCCGGCCGCGGCTTCTATCCGGCTGGAAATATCCCCCGAGGTCGAATGGGTCTTCCGGCCGGTTCCTGACCTCCGCAGTCGCGGGTTCTACACGGAGCCCCAGGGCGACGACCAAGTCGAGCGCAGCGTCGGCTTTCGCACCATCATGCACCTGACCGCCAACATTCTCGCGCCGCCCGATGATGACACCACGGAAGGCGGCGTCGAATGAGCCCGCCGGACGGCGCCAGCATCGCCGAGGCGGTCGTGCTGACCAACCTGTCCGAGGGCACGATCCGCACCCTCGCCAGCGGTCCCTTCGCCTTCGACCGGCCTGATGAACGGCTCTCGCTCGGCCACCTCACGGGGATCGCCACCCTGGCCGCGCTGGGGCTGTGCGAGACGCTGCCGGCCAAGCAGGCGGTCGGGCTGGCGGTGGAGGCGGCGCAGGGTGCTGAGCTCGGCGGCAACCGCGTGCTGGTGGTCACCTGGCGCGGCGATCAGCCCTGCGTCACCTGGGCCGATGCAGTGCCGACCACACTGCGGCAGCTCTTCATCACCATCCCAGTGGATGCCGTCGCAACCGACCTGGCGGGCCGCCTCGCTGCGCTTCGCCAGGGCAGTGCCCGGCCGCATTGATGACCCAGTCGGCGGTGGGCAGCCGAACGAACGCCGCGAGGCGCGCGAGCCCTCTGACGGAACGCCCACCAGGAGAACGCCATGGCAGACGCTTTCGCCACCCGAGCCGATGATGTCTCCGCGCCAGCCCGGCGCACGACGGCAATCGTCCCGCACGACACCAACGACCTCGCCGATCTGCCGAAGGCGATCTACATCGGCGGCGGCGGCGATGTCGCGCTGATGGCGGTGGCGGACAACACGGCCCGCACCTTCAAGGCGGTGCAGGTCGGGTCGATCCTGCCCATCCGCGTCAGGCGGGTCCTGGCGACCGGGACGACGGCAACAAACCTGATCGCCCTCTACTGATGCAGACGCCGACCGGCGCGATGCCGGCCAAGCCCCATGACGGAGCACACCCCATGCGCAGCATGCGCGACATTCTGAATCGCCAGGAAGAGATCCGCGCGGAGATGCGTAGCCTCCACGAGGCGGCCGGGCCCGATGGTAACCTCTCGCCCGACCAGCAACACCGCTGGTCCGAGCTCGAGGGCGAAGCATCGGGCCTGCAGACCCGGCAAGCCCGTCAGGCGACCCTCGACGACGCGGAACGCCGCATGCAGGGCCAGCCCCTCGCCGGCACGGGCGACCGCAACCTCGACCGCGAGATGCGCAGCTTCAGCCTCGTTCGCGCGATCGCCTCGCAGGTGCCGAACCTTAACGTCGACGCCGGCCGCGAGCGTGAGCTTTCGCAGGAGATCGCCCGCCGCGCTGGCCGTCCCTTCGCCGGCATGGCGGTGCCGATGGCGATCTTCCAGCAGCCGGCCGAGCAGCGGATCATGACGACCGCTCTCCCAGTCAGCGGACCCGGCTCCAACCTGATCGCCACCGACTACCGCGGCGACCAGTACATCGACATGCTCCGCGAAGCCCTCGCCATCCGTCGCCTCGGCGCGCGGGTCCTCTCCGGCCTTGTCGGCAACGTCGCCATTCCGCGCCAGACGCAGGCGACGACGGCGGCATGGGTGAACGAGGACAGCCCGATCCCGATGAGCGAGATGGCTTGGGATCAGGTGAACCTCACGCCGAAGCACGTCGGCGCGCGGACCGAGTTCTCCCGCAACATGCTGCTGCAGACCTCGCCGGACATCGAGACGCTGGTCCGCCAGGACTTCGCCGCGGTGCTGGCGCGCGAGGTCGATCGGGCGGCGGTCAACGGGACGGGCGTCGCGCCATACCCGCGCGGCATCCTCAACACGACTGGGATCGGCAACGTCTCCCTGGGCACGGACGGCGGGACGCTGACCTATGACGCGGTGATCGACCTGATCGGGCAGGTCGAGGACGCCTACGTTGCCGGCTCCTCCGCGGGCTTCCTGGGCAATCGCAAGATCAAGCGCGCGGTGCTCAAGATGAAGAACACCACGGGCGACCCCTACGGCGCGGGCGTCGTGTTCCAGGGCATCAACCAGGTCTACAGCGACGTCGTCCCCGGCACCCTGACGAAGGGCGCCTCGAGCGGCTCGCTCTCCGCGCTGATCTACGGGAATTGGTCGGACCTGCTGGTCGGCTACTGGTCGGAGTTCGACCTCCTGGTGAACCCGTATGAGGGCGTCGCCTACTCCAAGGGCAACGTCCAGGTCCGCGGCATGATCACCATGGACGTCACTGTCCGGCACCCGACGAGCTTCGCGGCGATTACCGACGTGGCGACCGCCTGATGGACGCGACGCGCTTCCCTGACCACGTCGAGGTGCGGACGGCGGCGGAGATGCGCGTCGCCTTCGGCCGCAAGCTGGAAGGCTATGCGGCGATCTTCGACCAGCCGACCCGGATCGCCAATTTCTCCGAGGTGGTCCGGCGCTCGGCATTCACGGCGTCGCTGGCGTCGGATGCCGACGTCATCGCAAACGTCGACCACGACAACGGCAAGCTGCTCGCCCGGCGCCGCTCCGGGACGCTCCGGCTGTCCGTCGACAGCAAGGGCCTCGCCTTCTCTCTCGACGTGCCGCAGACGCATCTCGGCTCGGACATTCTGGCGCTGGTGGAGCGCGGCGACATCGGCGGGGCCAGTTTTGCCTTCCGCACGAAGAAGGACGCATGGACGACCAAAGACCAGCGCGAGCTGATCGAGGTCGAGCTCCTCGACGTCGCCATCTGCCAAGCCTACCCGGCCTATTCCGGGACGGAGGTTTCCGCCCGGGCGCGGCAGCTCGCCACCGGCCCTGACGCCATCGCCGCACTCCGGCGCCGACGCACAATGGGGATGATCTAATGGCCGGCTTCCTCTCCCGGCTGTTCGGCCGATCGGCGCCGGTCGAGACGCGCGACGCAGCCGGCGCCATGCTCGGGCATCCGGTGATCGCCGACTTCGGCAGCAGCATAGGCGGTCGCTACCTGTCCGCGCATGCGAGCGAGAATCTCAGCGGCGTCCTCGCCGCGATTAACGCGATCAGCTCCGGCGTCGCGTCGCTGCAGCCTCTCGCCTTCCGCCGGGAGGGCTCCGGCCGCGCCGAGCTGCCGTACCACCATTGGCTGCCGCGCCTCCTCCGGGAGCCATCGGAGCGGTACAGCTACGCCGAGTGGGCCGAGGCACTGGTCGCGGACTGCGCGCTCCATGGCAACGCCCTGTGCGAGATCGTCACCGACCAGGGCGGGCGGGTTGTCGCGCTCGAGCCGATCTCCTGGCGGCAGGTATCGGTCGTCGTGCTGCCTACCGGCCGCGTCGCCTATGACGTCACGCCGGCCGGTGCATCCCTCGCCACCACCCCGCGTACACGCCGGCTGTTCGCGGACGAGGTCCTGCATCTCCGCGACCGGACCGATGCCGGCGAGATCGTCGCCCGGTCGCGCCTCGCCAGGGCATCCGGGGCGGTGGCGAACATGCACGCGCTGCAGGAGATGAGCGCGGCGGTCTGGGAGCAGGGGCTCAAGCCGTCCGGCTACTTCAAGGTCCCGCAGGTCCTGAGCCAGGAGCAGCGGTCACGAGCTGAAGGCCTGCTGGCGAAGTTCCGCGGGGCTCGATCCGCCGGGAAGCACATGCTGATCGAAGGCGGCTGGACGTTCGAGCAGCTCGGCATCGACGCCGAGTCCAAGGAGACCCTCGAGAGCCGGCGCTTCTCAACCGAGGAAATTGCCCGGGTATTCCAAATCTCACCGATCCTTTTGCAGGACTTCTCGCGCGGGACCTACACGAACGCCGAGACAGCCGGCCGGTGGTTCGGCCAGTTTACTGTCGGACCCTGGGCTCGCCGGGTCGAATCCGCGCTCCGGCGATCGGTGCTCGGCGCCCATTCCGACCTCGTCGTCGAGCTCGATATGTCCAGCTTGCTCCGCGGCTCGGACCTCGAGCGGTGGCAAACCTGGAAACTGGCGACCGAGATCGGCGCGGTCGGGGCGGACGAGATCCGCCTCGAGGAGGGCTGGGGACCACGGTCAACGGGCATGAAGCCGCAGGTGGTGCCCGATGCCGCGTAGGGCGCTGCCATGAAGCAGGCGCTGCAACCAAAGCTGGCCGATCGCCTGTCGCGCATCTTGGGGATGCTGGGCAGCGACTATGACGGCGAGCGGGCTGCGGCAGGGCTGAAGGCTACGCAGCTCCTGCGGGAGGCAGGGCTGACCTGGGACGACCTAGTACGCCCCAGCGCGGCTCCGGTGCCGCCTCCGGAGCCCCCAATGGGGTTCAGGATGCGGGCAATGCAGGCGCTGACGCGGGGCGCCTTCCTGACCGACTGGGAGCGGAAGTTCCTGGCAAGCATCGCTCGGCAGGGGCGCCCGCTCTCGCCAAGGCAGCGGTCGGCCCTTGTCCGGATCGAGGAGAAGCTCGGGTGAGTGCCGGAGCGATCGGCCCGCGTCCGGAAGGAAAGTCGGCTCGGGGGGGTGACGCCGTTGCCGCGCCGGGCGATCAGACGCTAACGTCCAAATTGCAGACGCCACCCCCGTACCTTGGCCGGAAAGGGGTGGCGCTGCTGAAAACAACAACCGTGGGGGATCATCCCGCGGCAGGAACCCGGTTGCCCGGGCTTGCAGGCAAGATAGTGCCCTGCATAGCCGGCGGCAAGCGGCGCGTCCTGCCCGCCGGGTGGTCCGATAGGACCTGACCAATGCCTGACTATCACGGCCACGCGAATGGAGACGCCCCGGTTGATTTCGGCCGGCTGCTGGGGCCTGTGGCCCGCGAGCTGCTGGGCGAACCGACCGAGAAGCACCGGGGCGGCCAGGAATGGCGGTACGGCACGCGCGGCAGCCTGAAGATCGACCTCGGCAAGGGCGTGTGGCGCGACCACGAAGCCAACGTCGGTGGCGGCACCCTTGACCTCCTGAAGCACCGGGCCGGCTTCGAGAAGCCCGCTGCTCTGGCATGGCTGCGCGACCACAAGCTGATCGAGGACCGGCCGAAGCCCGGCGCCAAGAAGCCGCGCGAGGTAGCAGCCTATGACTACCGGGACGAGGACGGCGCCCTGCTGTTCCAGGTGGTGCGGTTCGAGCCGAAGGATTTCCGCCAGCGGCAGCCCAACGGGAAGGACGGATGGATCTGGAAAATGGCAGGCGTTCGGCTGGTGCCGTACCGCCTGCCGGAACTGGTGGCAGCGATAGGCCAGGGCCGCGCCATCTACATCACCGAGGGTGAGAAGGGCGTGCAGAGCCTAGTCGGCCTTGGTCTGGCCGCGACGTGCTCACCCGGCGGTGCTGGCAAATGGCGCAAGGACTATGCCCGGCCGTTCGCTGGCGCAGATGTGGTGATCCTGCCCGACAACGACGACGCCGGGCGCAAGCACGCCGAACAGGTGACCGCAAGCCTGCTGCCGGTGGCACGCTCCATCCGCGTCCTGGCGCTGCCGGACCTGCCAGCCAAGGGCGACGTAGCCGACTGGATCGAGGCCGGCGGCACCCTGGCGCAGATCGAGGAGCTGGCAGCGAAGGCGAGCAAGGTCGGCGCCAAGCCAAAAGAACCGCTGGCAGATAGGCCAGGGCACGACCTACCGCGCATCATTTCCGCTGCTGCCCTCATGGAGAAGGTGCTGCCGCCGCTGAGGTTCGCGGTGAATGACCTGCTGCCGGTTGGCTACACGGTGCTCGCCGGCCCGCCGAAGCTGGGCAAGTCATGGCTGGCCTATCAACTCGCGCTGGCCGTCGCTTCGGGTGCCGACCTGTTCGGGCATGCCACCATGAAGGGTGAGGTTCTGTACCTCGCCATGGAGGATGGCGAACGCCGGATGCAATCGCGGCTCGAGCGGCTGCTCGGCAAGCAAAAACCGCCGGCATCCCTTTCCCTCGCCACAGACTGGCCGCGCCTGGACAACGGCGGGATGCTGGAAATCGAGATGTGGGCCAGGGAGTGTGGCGATGCCGCCCGGCTGGTCATCATCGACACCTTGCAGAAAATACGCCCGCCTTCATCCAAGGCCGGCAACGCCTATGAGCAGGATTACGAACTGCACGGGAAACTGCACGGGCTGGCGCACCGGCTCGGCATCGCGCTTGTCACCATCACCCACATGCGGAAGGGCAGCAGCGGCGGCGACTGGGTGGAAGGCGTCATCGGCTCGGGCGGCATCACCGGCAGCGCCGATACCATCATGGCCTTGAAGCGGGATCGCGGCGGCGCCGATGCCTTCCTGTCCGTCACCGGCCGCGACGTGCGGGAGGATGAACTCGCGCTGCGATCAGATGAAGGCGTGTGGTCCTTCCTGGGATCGGCCGGCGATGTGCGCAGGACTGCCACGCAGAAAAGCATTCTGGATGCCCTCGCTGCTGCTGGCGCAAAGGGCCTCACGCCCCGAGAGGTGGCCGACGCAACGGACCTGAGCCGCGAGATGGTCAAGAAGGCCCTCGGCCGCATGGCAAAGGCCGACATGATCCTGAACCTCGGCGGCCGGTATGCCCGCATCGGCATGTGAGGCCGGGGACACGCCGGGGACAAACTTCGGGGACATGTCCCCGGCAAGTGTCCCCGAAAACCTGGGAAATTGCCTCCGAACGCCTCGGGAGGTGTCCCCGAATGCCTCGGGGGTGTCCCCCGTGTCCCCGGCGTCCCCGTTGCGCTTCCGGATTGCCAAAAATGGCGGTTAAGCGCGCCTTTCCGGCCGTTTTCGCCGGGGACACGCCAGGGACAGGTTTGTCCCCGTTGTCCCCGCATGTCCCCGAAAACCCAGCAAAAGCGGCCCATAAGGGGAAGCCAGGGACATCGGGGACACTGGGGACACCGGGGACACCGGGGACACCGGGGACACCGGGGACACCGGGGACAGCAGGGACAACAATCAATGAAGCAAGGTCTAGTTCTAACCTTCTTTGTTCTGGACACGGTTCAATGAGCGACCAACCCAGGCCGCAGCGGGTGCGGCAGTACCTCCGCGTGGAGGGCTCCTCGATCCACCGCGACGGGTTCGCGCTGAATGGGCTGCCGACCCGGTCGGTCACTCGCCCGCATAAGTGGCGCAACCCCTACACGGTGGAGGAGCACGGCCGCCTCGAGGCCATCCGCCTGTTCTGCGCAAGCGTGGCCGGGCGCCATGCCGAGATTCGCACCGACCTGCGAGGCCGCAACCTCGCCTGCTACTGCGAGCCCGACGAGGCGTGCCATGCCGACGTGCTGCTCGCCATCGCCAATGCGGAGGAGGATGCATGAGCGACCTGTCCCGCGTCTTCGCCATTGCCCTGCAGGGCTACCAGCTGCCCCCTGGTGGCGTGCATGGACCCGGCCACTGGCTCCGGGTGCTCCGCAACGGCCGGGAGCTCGCCGCCCGCACGCCAGGGGCGAACCTGCGGGTGGTGGAGCACTTCGCGCTGCTGCACGACTGCCGGCGGGTGAACGAGACGACGGACCCCGAGCATGGGCAGCGGGCGGCCGAGTACGCCTTCACCATCGGTCTCGGCCTTGGCTTCTATCTGGATGCGGCTGAGCTGATGCAGCTGGCTGTGGCCTGCGCTCGGCATGAGCTGGGGGAGGTGACCGACGACCCGACCGTCGGCGCCTGCTGGGATGCTGACCGGCTCGAGCTGGCCCGGCTCCACCGACGACCCCTTGCCCACCTCCTGAGCACGGAGGCTGCCCTCGACCCTGGCGTGCAGGCTGGGGCATGGCTACGGGGCACGACCTGGGTGGTGGACCCGGAGGACGCGCGGGCGGTGGGTCTGGTCTGACCTCACGGATGGCGGAACCGTGAACGCAACGAATAAATCACGGGAAGTCTCAGGCCCGGAGACCGCATCCCGAGCTACGGACGGTTTTAAAAATCGCTGGTTGATTCTCGATTGCCCTCGACCCGGCCTCTCAACCCCCTGC